TGGAATGATTCTAATATTACTTTTGATGCATCTAATTGGATGTTTTGCCCAAAAAATAACGATTTTATTTGTTCTAAGGCAATTCAACCAAAAGATGTTATTGATGGTGTTAAAAAATATATGAATTAAATTTTTTTTAATTTTTTTAATTTTTTTAATCTTTGATCTTTTATATATTTAGGATAGTCTATTATTTTTTGTTCTTCATCATATTGTAGAACTTCTTTTTTTAACTTCTTTTTTTGCACATTTAAAAAATATAAATTAAACATATCTGAAATTAACCATAATATTGTTGCTATAACAGATGTTGTATATGATTTTGAATTTATTAAATTTGATATTATAAAATAGAAATTAAAAAGTGTCATAAATATAGTAAATATAAGATATCTTTTATAAAAATTTATACTTCTATTTAGTATTTTAATAGAACCTTGTAGAAACATTGCATTAAGTTTATGCAATTCTAATTCTAATTCATCCATTATTTAATTTACATTTTTGTTGTTTTTCATCAAGTTCTATTTCTGGAAAATAATATTTGAGAAATGTTGATAATTTTATTCTTAGTTCTTTACAGTATATTGGACCGATTTTATAATATGTTCTTTTTTTATGTAGTAGATTGCCAATATCATAAAAACTAGCAAAACCGTCAGATTTTGTACATTTTTTAATAGCGTTGGATAATAATTGTTTTCTTTTCATTAATTATGTTTTATAAAATAGAGGTAGTTTTTGTACTACCTCTATTTTAGAAATTATTTTTTATCATCATCATCAACATGCTTCATAATAGCATCTCGGAATTTATTAAAGGCTTTTGATGCAAGGAATTTTTCAGCCATTTTATTTTCTTTACCTTCTTCTGATAAATTATATTCAGTATCAAGTACATGTAGGATATATCCTACCATTTCATCGTCTGAAATTGTACAAAGAAACTTAACAAGATTTTCAACTTGCTTTGGTTTCAATTGAGCGATTTTACGTTCTTTCATGTTAGCAAGAAGTTCAGATTTTTTATCTCTATTAAAACCTCTAACATCAGTCTCAATTTCATCAAAGCGATCTAAAACGTCGTCTAATGATATTTTTAAAGTATCTTCGCAATAACGCATAAATCCAGCATTTGATCCACCAATATATCCATGTCCAATTTCTTTAATATCATTGAGCCAAGTACGAACACTTGGAAATTTTTTGAACATTTTTGGCTGTCCAGTAAATTTATCAATAATAAGTTTATATTCATCTTTTTCATCAAGACTTTTTCTGGTTTCCCACTCACCAAAATTTTCAAATATATAATCACTTAAAAATGTCCAAGACCTTGGTGTAGCGTAAGCTTTACTAGTTTTGTTGGTGGTATTTCTTTCATCAGGTTTCTTGTAATAGTGCTCAGTGTGTGTTTTTAAAAACTGAATAATTACTGGGCATACGTTTTCGTTTGCGTACCTTTCAACCCATTCAGGAAAAGGAAGTGTATGTTGAATATGAATTAGTCGATTGTTAAGAGCCTGGTCAAACTCCTCAACGTCTGTACCGTCTTCTTCACCTAAGTTTCCTGATGCGCACATCATAACATTTTCGTTAAATTTGAAAAATGCGCCAATTTCTCTTTCAAGTAGCATTTGAAGAGCAGCATTCCTAACTGAAAGTGTAGAACGATTTAATTCTTCAAAGTGTATGATAGTAGGACACTTGTTTGCCATATATGCCCATTTAGGTGCAACGTGTGACAACATTTTTTGCATCTTTTTTTCTCCGTCTGAGCCTTCAACTTCTTCTTCTCCAATTGTTGGAAACAGACCTACGTCTGTCTCATCCACCATGGAAAGACGAATGTCAAAATACTGATGTCCCATATTCTTAGCAATTGACCTCATAATTGCAGATTTGGCATATCCTGGCGGAGAAGATATATAAAGAACGCCACTTTTTGCGTTCATCATTTTGTAATATTTCTTTTCACGATCTGAAAGATTTTCAAACCCTTCAGGAAATCTACTTGCTGGTTCATAGGTGATACCTTTTGGAATTGATTGATTTTTTACCATAATTTATTTATTCTTTTATTTATTTATTTATTATTTATTTTCTTTTATTAATCTGTTATAAATATACATTTTGTTTTTATATAAAAAAAATTGAATTCTTAATTATAAAACATATTTGGTACATAAATAAATCCTTCTTTCTCCATACTTTTTATAATGTCTTCTTTTGTTTTTGATTCATAATCATTGACTTCCCAACATGCTTCCATTATTTCTGAATCACCAAATATTCCTGCTCTATTAAGAGCATCAATAATATCCTGTGGTAAATTATGTGATCCTAATTGATCATCTAAACAATTAGATCCATCTTCTGATAATGCGATTATTGATGGATCGGGATCGTTAACATCCCCACCATTTTCGGTTGCTGTCCATACATCAAAATACCAATCACTTGGATTTGTTTTTTTTGTGTTCATATTATTATTTTTAGAATTATGTTCTTCAGTATCATCAAAAGTATGTTCAAAATCTTCTAATTCTTCTTTTTCATCTGCTTCTTCTTTAATTTTATTTAAATATTCTTCTTTTCTTTTTTCTTTTGATTCTTTGAAAATTGGAACTAAATAATCGATAATATATTCAAAGCGATCTGATTCATTTTTATATTCCCATTCTGGTATTGATTTAATATCAATATTGTATAATTGAGCTATAGCATCATAATCAGACATTATTCTTGGAGATGTGATACTTTCATCAATTCTAATGATTTCCTCTGTGATAAGTTGAGTTTTTTCAAATCGCAAAATCGCACTAAATGAATAATCATTATTATCTGTTAGATAAACTTTCATTTTATTTTCAAATAGTGCAGATAGTTCAATTCTACAATTAAATGGTTTATCATCAATTTTAATCCAAGTTTCAGGATCAATTAAGCTACCAATAATTTTATCAAGTTCTACATTAAAATCAAAATCTCTTTTTTCAAATTCTATAATATCTTCAAAATAATCTTTTAATAGTTTTATTAAGTTGTCATTATATTCTAAGAGTGCTTCTTCTCTTTTATTTTTTGAATCTTGGTGTTGCTTAATAAAATCCCCCATAAGTTCTTTTTGATGTTCAGCGTATTCGGCTCTTTTTGATTCTGCATATGCCTCTGGATCTTTTTTATATAATAGAGAATCTTGAATTTCTAAAATTCTATATTGTTCTTTGATGGATTCAATAAAATTAGAAAAATCAGGATTTTCTAAGAGATTATTATTAAGTTTTTGTTTTAATTCTTCAGTATCAAATTCATCGGTCCAAAATATAGCAGGTGCAAATTTTTCAACTTCAACTGAACAATTTTTTAATAATTCTTGTATAATTACTGTTGGCGCGAATTCTAATGAATCCTGATTTAATGGTGATTCGTTTTTCATCAAATAAAGAAGATGACCATTCGGATCAATAGTTCTAATAAGATGAAAGTTATATTTCACATCTTGAGTAAATAAATTTAGTAATCTTTTTTTCTTATTCATAATTTAAGTGAGTTTTTATTTTATAATTCAAAGATAAACATTATTTATAAATAAAAAAAATTGAAAATAATTATCTTTTTATATCTTTTTTTATCTTTTTGACCTTATATATTTTATATATAGTAATATGAGAAAGTTAAAAAATATGAAAATAGACGAAAACTTGCATACTGATTTGAAAAAATATGCAAAAGAAAATTCACTAAAATTAAATGATTGGGTTGAAAAAATTATTAAAAAAGAGTTTGAAAAAATAAAAGATAGAAATGATAATTGAAGAGTATGTTAATGTTGGTGTGAATTCTAGAAATAAAAATCATTTTATATCTTTAGGTTATAATGCTATTGTTGGTATAGATATGATGGTATTATCTATACATTTATGTAAAAATAGTAATTCTTTAATAAAAGCGAAATGTGCGGATTGTGGCTGTGAAACAAATATAAAAATGAGAACATATACAAAATCTTTAAAATCGCATGATTATTACTGTTGTAAAAAATGTTCAATAAATAAGAATATAAAAACAAATAAAGAAAAATATGGAGTTGAACATACATTTCAAAACAAAGAATTATTAGATAAACGAAAAGAAAATAATATAGATAAATATGGTGTTGATAGTGTTTTTAAGTTAAATGATGTTAAAGAAAAAATTAAGAAAACAAATTTAGAAAGATATGGATTTGAAAGTGCCAGTCAAAGCGATGCTGTCATTGAAAAAATGAAAAATACTAGAATAAAAATTGGCATACAATTGTCAGATAATTTACTTTCAGATTTTATTTTATATAAAAGAAATGTCAATAGAATTACTAATAGAAATAAAAAAGCACTATTATTAGAATGGAATGGTTTAGATTATTATGACAATGAGGATATAAGGAGTAATTTTATTTTACGTGGACAAGATCCAAATTATCCTTCTCTTGATCATAAAATTTCTATTTGGTATGGTTATCAAAAAGAAATATCACCTGAGATTATAGGTGATATTTCTAATTTGTGCTTTACAAAGAACTCTATAAATTCTACTAAGAATATAAAGATTGAATCCGAATTTAAATATTAATCTTGTTTATCAATATGCTCAATCTGCTTAATTTTACCATTATCAAATGCAATTGGACATTTACCATCTGTGGATAAAATCAAAGTTTTTGTTCTAATTCCTTGAAAATCTAACGAATCTGTACATCCGTCAGTTAAAATTACAGTGTTGAATATGCTTATTTTATTTTTTTTATCTGCAATAAATTTTAATGCTGGAGTTAAAGTTGTACCGCCAAGACCAAAAATTTTCATTTTTTCTAGTTCTTTTTTACAAGTAATTTTATATACTTTTTTTACTTCTGTGTCTATTTGAACTAAATTCATTTCAATATCGTTTTGGAAAATGTAGGATAATACTTTTTCGAAGCTACCTGACATCGAACCACTTGTGTCTAATATGACGTTAATTTCGTTTTTATATTTTTTATTTCCTTTAAGTCCATCAATACCTCTACGGTTTGGTCTAACTATTGTTTTTGATTTCTTAGAACCAAAAATATGACTACTCATTGTTCTTTTTATTTCTTTTAAATAGTCAATACGTGTTTTACGAAGTTTATTTAAAATTGCTTCAACTTCGCCAGAGGAAAGTCCCCTGTTTTTCAGCTTTGTCATTATTCCTTCAACAATTTCTCTTTTTAATTCTTGTGGAATATCATCTGGTAGATGAGCGTCAAGAGTATTTTGTTCTTCTCTTTCTTCACCTTCAAAAATTGTGTCTAGTGAATAACATTCAGCATCGTTTTTGCCGTATTTACCATACCTATCTTTACCAGAGGTGTCTTTTTTTCCTTGACGAGACTGATTATTGTTATGCTCGTGTCCGCAATTAGGGCATTTATTTTCATTACCTTCATTACCACTATTTTCGTCACTATCTTGATCACCACCTTGACCGCTTTTGCCTTGTTTTTCTTTATTTTTACCGTCTGCGCCGCTTTTTCCACCGACTTGACCGTCTTTTTCTTTGTTTCCTTGTCCTTTATCATTTTCACCACTCTCCCCATCATCTTGATTTTCTGATTGATCTCCTGGTTGAGGAATAGATGCGCCACATTTAGGACATTTACCAGCTTCTTTTCTCATTTGCTGGATTTTATCTTTATTTTTTTCTTGCCATTCTCGTTTTTTATTAACATACCATTCGTATAGGTCTTCAAAAACTGGCTCACCTTTGTATTCTTTTGGAATAAAAAGAGCACTATTGTTTTTGAGTATATCTTTTGGAATGCTGATAAATGGTGTTGGTCCTGATCCAAGACCTTGTTGTTTCATAATTTCATCAAGAATGATTTGATTTATAATCATATCTTGAACAATGTTTGCCGATTTTTGATCATAACCAACACTTCGTTTGATGTGATCAAAAAGAATATGAAATTCTTCATGAATTAATAGGAAATTTACTGCCGATTGACTTAAACTTTCAATGAATTTGCGATCCCAGTAAAAATTCATACCAGCAGATGTGACGTTTACTCCTGCTGTTGGAACATAAGGATTATTTTTTGTTTCAAAAAAGTTGATGAATAACGCAAATTCACCATAATATGGCAAATTACCTGTTGCCATCATTGCTACGACAGCTTCTGTAAGCTTTTCGTGCATTCTATCGGGTATCACATGTTTATAAAAATCTATCATATTTTTTATTATTTATTTTTTATTTTTTAACCAAACTAAGAATAATGTTATGAATAGTACGATTGGTAAGAAGACATTACTATTCACTTGAATTGTTTTCGTTAACCCCCACATTTTATATTCTTTAACTAATAAATTTGCACTTTTTTCAGCATAAACTTTAGCAGTATCCATTTGAGCAATTGCTGGTTTTATGGATTGTTTGCCTTTTTCTGTATCAAAATATTGATTAGAAAAAACTGAAAATGTAAATGTCATTAAGAAAAATAATAATATAATCTTTTTCATAGTTTATATTTTAGACTTCAAATATAGACATTTTTTTTTGAATAAAAAAATTAAAATGTTTGAATTAATTTATTTTTAGTCCAATAATAAGTAAGTAAATAACCACCAATTAGTCCACCAAGATGTGCAAAGTGACCAATACCAAATCCATAAGATGGATTTATTAATGATAATAATCCAAATATAAGGGACAATGCACCAAATCCATATATAAAATTTTTCATTTTCATTGGAATAATAAATAAAAATAATACTTCAGTTTCAGGTGCAATGAAAATATAAGCTGCTAATAACCCACATAATGCGCCTGATGCGCCAACAGCTGGACCTGTTCCAAGAAACATCCAAAGTAATGATGAAGTTATTCCACTTAGGAAATATAATGTTAAAAATTTATTTGTACCAATAACTTGCTCAATTTGATTACCAAATTGCCATAAAACAAACATATTTAATAATATATGCAAAACTCCACCATGAAGAAACATTGAGGTTATTGGTTGCCATATTGCAAAATGTTGGTCTGTAATATTAAATAATGCAAGAGAATTCATATTTATAAAATATGAGGCAATAAAAAATATTACATTTGCTATAATTAAATTTCTCACAGAATTAGTAGATAATCCAATTGATGTGAATTTATAAACATTTTCTCTTCTTTTTTGAGTTTTTTTCTTTTTTTCTGAATACTCTATTTTTTCTGGTGTATTAAAAATTTCTTTTATTTTTTCTTTGCTTAAAGAAAAATCATAACCAGGAATAGGTTTTTCATTTCTATCTTTCATTATTTTTTATTTTAAATGGTTCTTATATAAAATGTCACGCCAATATCTTCTTTATAATTATCTGTATAAGAATAATATTCATGATTTTTGCCTGTTGTACATTCGCTTGTCATACTTGACAACCATTCTATAAAATCGATTTCTTGTTCTTTTGGAATTGGTTCATTAGTTTCAATAACTTCAATTTCATAAGTTACTGTTTTTCTGATTTTTATATTTTCAATCTTCTCTTTCATATTTTGTTGAAAATTTATACATTTTACTTAATTCAATATGTCTTTTAATATCTCGCCAATCTAATCCCATTTTTTTCTCAGTGTCTATATCTAATCTACCACCAAGTAATAATTCAATTACTACCATTGGATTTAGATAGTTTTTAATATGAAGAAAGATGGCATATAAATACCATCTTTGTCTCCATAATTTTATATTCCATTTACAGGACTCATAAGATATTATGTTCTTCTTCGCCTTCTGCGCCATTGTGATCTATTTCGGAAAATTTTTTTTGCACTCTTTTTTTAACAATATTTCTACCTTTTTTAATCTGAGATTTAATAGTTGAAAGATTAATATTTAATTCCTCTGAAATCTCTTTATATGCCATACCTTCAATTTCTCTCATAATTAAAACTTTTTTATATTTGAAATCTTTTTCAGGTAAATTATAGATTGTCTCTTTAATAAAATTAGCTTTTTTAACAAATATATTATATTCATCAATATGCCGTCTACCATCATCATATGGAATAATGTTAGATAAATTAAAATTTTCTGCCATTTCTTTGTCTAATGAATTGGTTGGAAGACGTTCACTATCTTTGTGAGCCTTTTTGACAATATTTTCAGCAATTTTGTAAATCCAGGTATTTACTTGTGCACCACCTTCATCTGGTCTTTTATACGTACTAATATTTAATAATGCTTGTATAAAAGCATCTTCTACATGGTCCTCTGCTATTTCAGGATCTTTGGTGTATCTAGATATATACCACATTAATCTTGGCTTATAGTTTTTGTAAAAGTTTTGAAAATTAAGGTTTGTTCTTTCTTCAAACTGTCTTTCAAGTTCGTTAATTTTGTCGTTTTCTTTCATAGATATAATTTAGAGCATATATATAGTAAAAAATCTAGTCTTTGTTTTACTATATTTTATAATTTAAAAATAATTATATTGATTTGTTTTTCTTTTTGTATAATCAAATGTAATTATTTTTTTAGAATAAAAAAAATGCTCTGAACTATTCAGTAAAAAATAAAAAAAGAAGGTGATAACCTTCTTTTTAATTTGTGAGATATTAAATTTTAATTAATAGATTCAATTGCTTCAATAACCCTTCTTGATTCTCTTGCAATAATAGATGTATCACTATCTTTGAATAATTCAACATATGCGCTATATAGTACTTTTGCATTCAATGTTAAATCCTCAATTTTATCAATATCGGCAGCAGTTAAATTACTTAAAGTATTATAATTTTTTCTGAAACCATATTCATACATTAATTTTTTACCTAATGCTGCGAGTTTTAATTCAACACTTTTTACAAGTTTGCCTTTTTTGTCAAAAAGAACAGATTTTGCGAATTCTACAATTGTGACTTCTTTATTTTTTAAGTCGTCAATTGTTTTAACATGAAAATCAATATCCATATTGAAATTGATAAGATTTTCAGAGAAAGATTTTATTTTTTCAGGTAACGAAGATTTGTAATGTTTGTTGCTAAAACTAGTTAAGATTGTAATTGATGTTGGATTCTTACCTTTTTCACATTTTACCAGACCAACATTCATTGAAAGAGCCCTACTTTTGTCAGTAGAGTTGACAATACTAATCATTTTTTCATACCGCTCATTATCAATAAATAATTCATCACCGATCAATTTGATCTCTTGTACACCGCTTGCTGCTTTAAGTTTGTAGGTTTCAGGTGTGAAATATTTTTGTATTTCTGATAAAATTGATTTTGAAAAATGTGAAAAATCAAAATTGTAATAAACTTTAGAAACTTCTACCCTACAAATTTCCCTGTTGTCATACTTTGTAATTAACCAGCCATTTTCAATCTGATTATCAAATTTATCAAGGTCTTCATTTGCTTTGACACCATTAAATACTTTAGTGATTGCAACTACTCTGTTAAAAAAGAATCTTCTTTTCATTTTAATTGTGTTTTTTATTTATTTGACTCTACAAAGATACTATATTTATTTAAATACACCAAACATTTATACGAATTTTTTTGAATTTAAATTTTCATTTAAATAATAATCAGAATTATATTTTCTAATAAGAACTTTACCATTGAAAGTGTGAGTGCAACAGTTACAAGATGGAATTAAATCTTCATTTTTAAAATTTGGATTTACTTTTTGTAATTTGTTATTTTCATCAATATATAAACCACTATAGTATGATGATTCATCACAGCCTACATAATCTCTTTTTTCGGAGTCGTTCCTAGCGACTAAATGATAAATTGGTTCTTCACAATCTAATCTTTTTATTGCTTCGGAATGAATTTTAGTCCAATCTTCTCCAATCTTAGAAAGAAGAAATCTATAAAGAGGAGTATAATCTAACCCACGTTGAACATCTTTTTTCATGGATTTTTTAATACCAGATTTTTTGCCCCTATCAGTTTTTGCATTATGACCAATATTGTGATGAACACCGCGAGCTTTTGTATTAACTTTTCTATATAATGGTTTAATATCTTTATTCATTTTTATTTATTTTTTTATTTCATGAACAAGTCTCTATTCATATTTTTATTTATTTTAATGATGTACAAAGATACAGATTTAATTTAATATTACCAAGAATTTAATAATATATCTTGCATGTTTTTTGGCTTTTTTTTAAAAAATCATATTAATATATAATAATGTAAAAAGGTAAAAAAAAATGCTTTTTTTCAAAAAAAAAATTAATATATACCATAAAAATAATTTTTTAATTATGCCAATTAAAGACACAGATTTCGGAAAATATAAAAGACCAGGTATTTTTATCGAAGAAATTGATAGTAGTATTATAGAACTTCCAGTACAGAATGTTCTAGTAAATTTAGTTCCTGGTTTTTCTAAAAAAGGTCCTTTTAATACACCAATTTATGTTACAAATCCCAATGAGTTCACTTCTATATTTGGTGATGATGATAGAAGGCTAGAAAATAAAGGTTCATTTTTTCACAAAACAGTAAAACAAATGTTGAAAAGTGGACCAGTTTGGGCTCTAAATCTTTTAGCCACAAATCCAAATAGAGATAAGGTTGAATGGCAATCTATCTCAGTATCATCACAATATCAAAATGGTAATGTGAATAGTTCAGCATATGAATCATTTTTTAATCGCCAAGATTTTTGGGAGAGAGATACAGATGCATTCTTAAATATTGTTAAAGCTAATAATTTTGGTGTTTCTGACAATGAGAGACTTTTTCATATTACCAATATGGGTGACAAAGATATTACAGTATTTATGTTCAAATCAAGTATTACTGGATTTGATGTTACTGCAGAAGAATGGTATGGTGATAGAACTAAAGTGCCCGCATATATTGATTATAGAGAATGGATTTCAGATTATCTTGCTTCTATTGTTATAGTTGCTGGAGATTGGTCAAATTATAAAACATTGAGTAATGATACAACATTTAGTAAATATTTTAATAAAAATGGTTTAATTAAAACCCAAGTTAACAATTTCTTTAATGAAAGAACTGTTACTATTCTTGGTAAATATGATGTTTCTTTAATACCATATTTTAAGGATATAAATAATAAAGATATGTATATTAAGAATATCATTAATAATAATACTGACACAACTGGATTATTCTGTACATATAATGAAGATTCATTACTAGAAGCAGATTTTAAACTTGGAAATTTAGATATTATAGGTGATGTTATCGCAGGACAAGATATTAGTAATATAAAATTTATGTCATATGATGCAACCCTTAAAGAAACAATAGTTTATACACAAAAATATTTAGATTCTAGTAATAATGTTATAACCAATAATGTTGATAGTTTGTTGCCATTTGGTAATACTGATAATAGAACTGGAATATACACAAATGGAAGTACATATGATATTTATTTTGATTCTAGTACTACTACATTTAGTGGTACTGCTGGCACTAATTTACAAGTTGGATTTTTAGGTGATGTATCATCTCATTTAGTTATGAATGGCGTTATTACACCTGGATTTGTATCAACCGTTGTTACATTAACTGGTGTTTCTTCTGCATCAGGTTCAAGATATGACGTTTTATATCTTACAAGTGATAATACTGTTAATATTTTATATGGTGTTGAGACAACGGGAACTGCTATAAAACCAGATTATACATTTAGCTTAGATAGTACTATTATTTTAGGTTATACAAAAATAGTTAATAGTTCAGGTAGTTCAACATTAACTTATTATCCTGTGACTGTAGATGAATCTGGATACCTTCCTTTTGATCAAATTCCTGGATATGATGTTATTGCTATTGCGCCTACACCTGACACGTTAGGTGAATTTGTAAGTATTCAGTTTAATGGAACATCAGGTAAAACTGGAATTTATAATGAATATGGATATCTTAGATCAATGTACGCATTTAATGAAATATATGACAAATTATCTACTCAAAGTGTTATGATTGAATTTTCAGGTTTAACATCAGTGACATTTATGGATGGTAATAAAGTGCCTGTTATATCAACATTCCCAATAGATGCAACAACAACAACAAATGCAAGTATTAAAATTTATGTTGATGGTGCTGATAAATGTGTTTATAATAATAAATTTTTACTTTATTATGTTGATAATGAGTTTTTGTTTAATAATGTAGGAACAACTAATACTAATACATTAATAACAAGATACACAGTTGCTGGTGACCTTGCATCTCCATCAAAAGGTGTAGTTGCAACATTTTCTCAATTATACCAGGATTATTATAATGGTGTAATAAATAATTTAGATTATTTTTATGTTAATAATAACAGTGGATCTACATCTAAGATTTTTTTAAAAATGTTTTTAGATCAGTCTAATATACTTACTGTTAATTTTTTATCAACAATAAATCCTGATACACAATATTCTATATCATTTAGTGATTGGTCTGATATGTATAATTATCATTTGGATATTCATTCAAATAGATCAAACTGGGAACAATCTGTTGAAATTGAGGATTGGTTTGGTGATGATCTTAATACTTGTCATCAAATTTGGGTAAATAAAAATAGATATTCAGAAATAACAAAAGGTAGTTATTTATCTGCATATTATGATGAAGCATATTATGAAGCGCCAAATGGTGAAGGATATTTAGAAGGTTCTGTACCAAGAAAATTGACTAGAATCATTAAAGTTCAAAATGATCCAAATAATGTTGATCTTAAAATTCTTTATACAGATGCACCTATTATGATTGAAGATTATAATGTTGCAGATACAGGATTAACAACTCCTAGCTATCAAACATTTACTTATCCATCAGTTGATGTTTATGTTGATGAATATAAGGCTTTAAAAATTTCTCCATTTATTGTGCATACAGATTCTATTCCTAATGGTACAGATGTAAGACAAAATGCAATACTTGATATTATAAATATGGATACTAATCTTGCAAAAGGATTAGCCGATAAAAATAAAATATCTTGGAGATATTTAGTTGATTCATTTGGATTAGGACTTGTCCCTATGGATGGATACGGCTCAAAACAACAACTAGCTGATCTTTGTGGTATGAAATTAAATTGCCTTGGATTTATTAATATGCCAAGCGCAAAAATATTCAAAGAATCAACAAACCCTTCATTTATAGATGATCATGGCTCACTTAATTTAGCATATGTTAAAGCCGGTGCTGACGATAGTAAGAATCCTGATTTTTATTATCAATTTGCTCAAAAACATGGCGATTATGATGGTAGAAGTTGTGTTGGTTATTTCTTTCCATATATTAGAATTTATGATAATGGTATTCCTAAATTTGTTCCACCGTCATCATATGCCGCAACTACTTATATGCAAAAGTTTACTTCTAATGTTGCAGGTATGTTACCTTGGACAATTTGCGCAGGTATTACTAATGGTAGAATTCAAAATATCACTAAAACTGAAATGGATTTTACTAATATTGATCTTGAAAATTTACATTCAATGAATGCCAACCCTATTGTTTATAAAATAAATAATGGATATTGTATCAATGATGATGCATCGGCACAGGTGTTTCCATATAGCTCACTTAGTTTCTTACATTCTAGGGAAGTGCTTATTGAACTTGAAAACCGTATTTATGATATGTTATTGAAATATCAATGGGCGTTTAATACTCCAGAAATTAGAGCAGAAATCAAATATAGAGCTGATAAAATATGTAAAGATATGCTAGATAATGATGCATTCTATGATTTTAGAAATGTTTGTGATACAACAAATAATACAGATTATGTTATAGATTTACAAATTGGAGTTCTTGATACTCAAGTTGAAATAATAAAAGGTATGGGAATTATTGTAAATAATATAACAATTATGAAGAAGGGTGATATTCAATCTAAGGGCTTTGGTCCAACTAATTAAAAAAGTTATTCATAAAAAAAAAGGGAGATAAAATTCTCCCTTTTTTTATTTTAAATAACAAACAAATCTATTTAGAATCTTTATAAATAAGAAAAAGATATTATATGAATTTAGTAGTGGAAGGAACAGTTGGCTGTGGTAAGACAACTTTTGGTAAATTTTTATCAGAGAAAATTAATATTAAATTGTATGAAGAATTGGTTAATAGTGATACCCCAATTTTATTAGACAAATTTTATAAAAAACAAAAAAGATGGGCATTCGCATTGCAAATTCATTTTTTAAATGAAAGATTTAGAATGATTAAGGAAATTAATAAATTAGAAAGTGGAATTCTTGATAGAAGTATATATGGTGATAGTATTTTTGCACAACTTCTTCACGAAGATGATAAAATGTCAAAAGAAGAATATAATACATATAAAACATTACTTAATAATATGCTAGAGCATGTAAACCAACCACATTTAATGATATACTTAAAATGCTCAACAGAAACAGCAGTACAAAGAATAGCAATAAGAAATAGAGGAATTGAAACTGAAGTTCCAATGAATTATTGGATGAGACTAAATTATAAATATGAATCTTGGTATAATGACTATAATCTATCAGAAAAATTATGCCTTAATGTTGATGATTTTAATGTTTTTGACGAAAAACAAAGAGAAGAATATCTAAATATAGTTATAAATAAATTAAAAGAAATATAAAAACCTTGTATATATAAATATTTTTTTTTAGATTTTCATTTTTTTATAAAAATTTATAAAAATTATAGCCCTATATATCAAATTTTAGGAATATTTTTTTATATATCTTATTTATAGAGGAAAGAGATTATTTTTTATATATAGTTAAAAAATAATCAATATATATGCCATTAGCACACTTTACAACAATTGATTCCCATAGAGAAAAATGGGAGCCTATACATCCTAATTTATTTGAAAGTACTATCATTTTACCTCAGGTTTTACAATCAATCCATCCAAATGCGACACATTTGCTTTTGGAAAATACCGTTGAGGCTACAATGCCAACTTATCCAACATTGGCAACACAAGAACAAAGATTTAAATATTCTACTCGTATTTTTCCTATGATGCCAGATACAACATCAATAAAAGATATGAAGATTAAATTTAATCTTAATCAAAATGATGATTATCAAATATTCTGTTTTAAAATGTTAAAAGATTGGTACGATTTAGCTTGGAATAATGAAACAGGAACTCTTCATTATAAGAAAAATTTAGTTGGTGATATTATTATACACCAACATGATAAAGAAGGTAAAGTTATTCGTAGAGTAACTTATCATAACGCAATGATGTTAGCATTTTCTGGAATGGAATCATTGAATTGGGCATCAGGAACAGAAGTTATGAGCCTTGATACAACCTTCGCCGCAGATTATTGGGAAGATTTTTACTATTAACTCATTATCAAGTAGTTACAAAAAAAAGATATAAGAAATTATATCTTTTTTTATTTTTATGATTATTGGGAACAACTTTTCATAATTTTTATACTATATAAAATAAAAAGATATGGAAAAACAATGTAGAATTTGTGGAAAAGTTAAATATATAAACGAGTTTCACAAGAAAAAAGGTTCATCAGATGGTGTAAGGAATGAATGTAAAGAATGTGTAAAAGATATACAAAAAAAATATAAAGAAGCACCTGGAGCTAAAGAGAAGAGAAAAGAATATGATAAGATAAGATATGATGAAAATTCAGATAAAATTTTAGAAAGAAAAAAAGAATATCATAAAGAAAATAGAGAAAAAATTTTAATTCAGAAACAACAATATCGAAATGATCCAAATAATGTAGATAGAATTAAAGATTATATGGAAAGTTATAGAATAGATCATAGGGAAGAATTTAGAGAATATATTAGAAATAATCCAGATATAAATAGTAATGGACAAGCTAGATATAGAGAACGTCATCCCCATATTATTGCTTGGCGTTCTGTTTTATATTCTACTTTGAAAAGACTTGGAACAGATAAACAAGGTCATACAATAGATATGCTAGGATATTCAGCATTGCAACTAAAAGAACATATAGAAACGCAATTTTTACCTGGTATGACTTGGAAGAATCATGGTGAGTGGCATATAGATCATGTTAGACCAGTTACTAATTTTTCTACAACTGAAGATGTTAAGATTGTTTGTGCGTTAGAAAATTTACAACCTTTATGGGAGTTTGATAATTTGTCTAAGTCTAATAAGTTTTAAATTTTATTAATTTTATCTAATTTTAATTTTCTAATTTCTTTAATTGTTGGTTTGTGAGTATGATATCGGATTTCTACGCTAAATTCACAATAGCATTTAGAGCAATAATAATTAACTAAATTACTTCCAGATAACTCCCCTTCACTATTTATTCCAGCTGATCCTGAGACTCCATTACTAGACATTTCTGCATTTTTGTTTTGATTGCAGATTGGGCATTCCATTGAGAATATATTCATTTATTTGTATTAATTTGTAATTTTGTATAAAAAATATAGAAATAGTTTTAATTTCTATCGGTAAAAAACGGCAATCTATCTATAAAAATTGTCAATTCATCTATTTATCAATGTTTTATCAACAACTTATAAAAAAAATTTTCTATATAGATTATAAAACAATTTAAAAAACAATTTAATATTATGAAAAAGATGAACACAAAAACGAAAATGATTTTAGCATTTTTTGCAGGGATTTTATTCCTTTTTTTAGTAAATGTTGGGATGTGTCACAACAGATATGAAAAATTTGAGAATTTTAAAAAAGAAAGATTTGAGATGAGAACTGATCATTTTCAAAATTATAATTTTGAAAATCATAATGCAAAAATGAGATATCATGAAATGAGGAGATTTAGAAATTTGAATATGCATGAAAGATTTGTGTTAAAACAAGATAGTATTGTAACATACAATATTGATTCAGAAAAACCAATAAATGATATTCCAATATTGATAGATGAAGTAGTGGTGATTGGTCATAAAAATTTATTTTAATTAAAATAAATTTTTAAAATAAGGTCCTGACCTAATAATGTAATATTATTAGGTCAGGACCTTATTTTATGGGGGACATAATTGTTTTAATATATAAAGCAAAAAATTAATAAAGATGGCTGATAAGTTTAATGATAAGAAAGAAAATGACGCTCTTAAATATTTGAAACAGAATTTTGCGGGTGATAATGATGATTTAGATTCTATAAAAAAAGTTGATTTGTCCTATTTGGATAATACTCCTTCTAATGAATATATGGTTATACCGCTAGATATTTTACCTTGTGGTATATTTTATAAACCAGGCACAAAGATTAGCATTAGAGCTGCTAAAGTTCAGGAAGTACAGGCATATTCGGTTGTTGAAGATTCAAATTATTTAGATATAACTGAAAAAATGAATGGTATTTTAAGTTCTTGTGTAAAATATGTTTATTCTAATGGTATGCAAGGTTCATATAAAGATGTTCGTGATGGTGATAGATTATTTTTAATTTTTATGATTAGAGAGTTAACATTTCCTGGTGGTAAAAATTTATCAAAGGATGTAACTTGTGAGAATTGTGGTCATGAGTTTAAGATGGAGTTAAGAGCGACTAGTTCTAATAAAGTTCCAAAATCTTTTGTTAATTATGAGATGCCAAAAAAATTAGAAAAGTTTTTTGATCAACAAGAAAGGGTATTTATATTTAAAATTAGCGGTGTAGATTATAAGTTAGCGCCTCCAACTATTGGTATTCAAGAAATTTTCTTTGGTAATATTAAAAATAAAATTCAAGGAGATAAAAATCCAAATGTTGCTTTTTTGAAACTTGCTTCATTTATGCTTCATGATAAAATTAAAATTACAGATGAAGGAATAAAAGCTAAAGAACAAGAATTTAAAAATTTAAGTATGATGACATTTCAAATTTTGAATAATGCAGTAGGTCAAATGCTATTTGGTATTAAAGAGATGAAATGTGGTTGTCCATCGTGTGGTCTGGAGGTCCACACAGACATGAGCTTTCCCTCAGGAGCCTCAAACATTTTCGTTATTCCAGATGCCATTGACGAATATTTTGGATAATAAATTTGGATTTATGGATATTGAGCATATTGCACCAAGATATATAAATGAATTATCTTGGTGGGAATATGAAGAATATGTAACTAGATTGAATGCTAAAATTGAGAGGGAAAATAAGCAGAATCAAGAATCTCAGAAGAATCAGCAAACTCCTAATATGCCAGATTATTCTAAGAAAATACCAAATATGAGTTCTATGATGAATAATTTGGGAAAATATAAACCTTAAATAAAAGTCCAATATAAAAAATTGGACTTTTTTAATTTATATATATTATTATTATGTTTACAAAATTTAAAGATTTTTTCAAAACTAATTCACCTTCAACGTCTAAAGAATATTATTCACCATCAGGTAGGCGAGAATATACACAAGAAGAGCTTGATAATAATTTATTTAATTCAATATATACTGCTGATTATAATACATTTACTGATATGATAGAAAGAGGCGCAAATATTAATAAAGTTATACCTGATGGATCTGGACGACCTGAATATACCACATCACCTTTAGAAAAAATTATTTATGGTTGGAGACATAGTGATAGAGATCAAGTTAAATTTTTAAAATATTTATTTGAATCAGGTGTCAATTTATTTGGTTACAAATATAATGGCGATTTTGATACTGAAGAAATAGATGTTTATAACGCTATAAATAAATTGATTCATAAAGAATATAGACAATGTGTTATAGATTCTCTTTTTATGAATTATCCTGATTATATGGAAGAAATAGAATTACGAAATAATACAAATAAATATAATTTATAATCTTTTTTGATTATAAATTATAATATATAGATAAAATAATCACAACTATGAAGAAATTAAAAAATTATGATCAATTTGTAAAAGAGGCTTTTACATTAACTTTAGATCAGTTGCCTAGTATTGGAGATATTGTTGATAAAGTAGATTGGAAAAAAGGTGAAAAGATTGCATTTATAGATTTTAAAGGTATTAAAAATATACCAGTACATATTGCAACGCAAGATACTGAATTAGATTTGGGGACTAATACATTGGAAATAGAGAAAGCATAATTTATATATATCTTTATGGAAGATTTTAAAAAAATAATGGAAGCTGTGGAAAGTCATAAACTTTCAGGAGTAGTACTTATTTATAATAATAAGATATTATTGGTTCGTCCTAGAAAATTTAGGAGAAAAATGAGAAAATGGTCTATTCCAAAAGGTCATATAGAAGAAAAAATGTCCAAAATGCAAACTGCTTTGAAAGAATTAAAAGAAGAAACGACAGTAAAGTTAAAAAAAAGACATTTAAAAGGTAGTCCAAAGATAATTATTGATTATTTTAAAGCTGGAGCTAATAAAAAATTAACTTGCTATATTGTTAGAATAGAAAAGGAAGAAATGAATGTTAGATTATTTAATGATATGATATTAGGTAATTTTTTGAAAGGTGAGACAGTTGAAGCTGGATTTTTTTCAAAAGAGGATGCAATAAAGATTATAGAGAGACATCAATTAAGTTTATTAAAATTCTTAGATTAATATATGGGTAGAAGATTGACATTTGAGCAGTTTATAGAAAAATCAAACGAAATTCATAATAATAAATATGATTATAGCCTGGTTTGTTATAAAAATAATTTTACTAAGGTAAAAATTATATGTTCAGAGCATGGAATATTTGAGCAAACCCCATCTAATCATATACATTCAAAACAAGGTTGTCCTAAGTGCTATGGAAATAAAAAAATAACATTAGATGAATTTATAAAAACTGCGGCTATTATACATGATGATAAATATGATTATAGTTTAGTTGATTATAAAAATAATTTTACAAAAGTAAAAATAATATGCCCAGAACATGGAATATTTGAGCAAAAACCAAATGGACATTTAATACAAAAAAGTGGATGTTTAAAATGTTCAGGAAAAAACACAAAAACAACAGAAGAATTTATTTCATTTGCTAAGAGTGTTCATGTTGATTTATATGATTATAGTTTAGTTGATTATGTTTCAGGTAATATAAAAGTTAAAATCATATGTAAAAAACATGGCATTTTTGAACAAAAACCAGATATACATACAAATAGAAGACATGGGTGTCCAAAATGTAGAAAAAGTAAAGGTGAACTTCAGATAATTAAAACATTAAATGAAAATAAAATTTTATTTGTACAACAAAAAGAATTTGAAGATTGTAAGGATAAAAATGCGTTATATTATGATTTTTATTTACCAGATCATAATTTATGTATTGAATATGATGGTTTACAACATTTTGAACCAATTGAGTTTTGGGGTGGTGTTGAAAATTTAGAATATATACAAAAACACGATCAAATTAAAACTGATTTTTGTGTAGATAATGATATTAAATTGATTAGAATTAAATATAATAGAAAATTAAAAGATTCTGATATTTTAGAAAAAATATATTGTTATGATTAATAAAGAGTTAGCGATGTTCGATCTGGACAACACTTTATGGTACATAAAGAGTGATATATGGATTATTGATAAAAATAAACCAGGAGTTCCAATTTTAAAAATATCTCAAATAGAATTTGCATTGATTAAAAGTGGTATTTATGTTAAAGATGATATTTTGATTGAATATAATAATGAAAAGTTTTATATTTCTAAAGATATAATGGAGCGTATATTAAGAAAGAATAAAAATATTAGATTTGGTAATTTAGGAATTTCGTATAGTGAATTTTTTGATGATGATATTTTAAATAAAAAAGATGTTCAATTATTACTTAATAATGTTAAGCATTTAATAGGAAAAAATATAGAAATTGGTCTTTTGACCGCTAGAAGTGATAGGAAAAAACATGCGCCTTTACTTAATAAGTTAAGAGTTAAATTAAAAGAGTATGGTTTGGAGATAGATAAAATATATTTTGTCTCTGAATCTATTAGAATAACTGGTCATCAAGATAGAGTGTTTTATGATAAAAATAAAGTTCTTTTAAGTCATTTAGTTGGGTTGAGTGTTGATAATGATAGATTTATGCCAGTTAAAATGGATGCTTATGATAAAATTTATTTTTATGATGATGTTAAATCTAATACAGCAAATCTTAACAATTTACAGGATTATTTTGATTATTTAGTTAGAAATAGTGATAGTGAGTGTGTTGAATTTATAAATAATAGACTTGATAATACTGAATTAATTTTAGTTAATAATCTTATAACTAATAATGAAATAAATCCATTTGAGACTAATGTAATTAAATTGATGACACCAGTTAAATATCCAATAAAAGTTCAGGATAAAAAACTTACAGTGAAGTTTGAAAATTTTAGAAAATATTAAGTTCTAAAAACTTTAACTGATGATGTTTTTATTGTTCCTTTTCCGTCCGTTACTTTACATGTGTATGTTGCTGATGGTACTATTGAATTAAATGAATTAATAACATATGGAATATTTGGCGTTATTACTCTATATCCATCATCATCCCCATCTAAATTAGTTCTTGGTATTATATTTCCATTTATATCTGTCCATTCATATTTAAATTGATAATCACTACCAGATGCATCAACTGATAATGTGACTTCATCACCTTTTGAAATTTTTGATGGCTCTGCTTTAGCTTTTATCGTTAATCCAATACTATTCATTTTATTTGTTGATTTACTTAATGATGATGTTACTTTATTTAATAATCCTATTAGTATAGTAAGTGATGCTAAAATTGTAATAAAAATTGCAAATATTGTATTAATTTGTGATATAACTGATTGTGATTCTTTAGGTAATAATAATCCAATAGTATCTATTATTGCTAATAGAGGTAATATTTCTGCTGTTTTTTGTTGTAAATTTCTTATGACTGTCATCATTGTTTGTGTCGCTGTCATAGCAGTTGGTATTCCTGATCCAAATGGTAAAATAACTGCTGATGAAACTAATGCTGCTAATGATATTGTTATTGTTAATGTTGCTGCTGGTATCGCGATTGTAAATTCTCCTAATTTAATACCTAATTGTATTAAATCGTTTTCTAAGTCTTTTATTTGTTTGTCTATTTTTTTCCATATAGGATGATTTTCATTAATTGGTGGTTGATAATCATCATCTCCTGGTTGTGAGATACACGCTGGATCTAATTTATCATTATCATATAATTTATTATTTTTATAATAAATTTTACCATAAACACATAATTGAGCATCTTCTTCTGATATTGGAGGATTATATGATGCACCTTGTAGTATTATCATTTTTTTAGCTATTTGTCTTTGAGTTAATAAATTTGGCTTAATAGATTTATCCCAAATATTTTTTGGCATAGTAGATATTGGTGGTAATCCAATACTTTGTACTGTTGTTATTTTATTTTGCAAATTATCTATAGATTTTGTTAATTCAGATGTTGATGCAGTATTAAATGTTGAGCCACTATTAGATGTGACAACTGAATTAACTGATTGTGTTGCCGTTATTGTTGGTGCGGTTTGATCTATTTTATGCCTTAACGTCATTTGATTAATATTTGTGTACTCTGATAATAAGTCTGTAAGTGTTTGTGCTATTGCTGTATTTATATTATCTTCAGTATCTGAATAGATTTGATTTTCATTTCCATTTGGTTGAATTTCATATACCGTTATTTCAGTTTTATTTTTACTTATTATAAAAATATCATATACATATGTCATAAAAAATATTTTATTTTATTTATATATAAAAAAAGGTCATTCTTAAAAATGATTTTCAAATTTTAATATATAAATAAAAAATAAAGGATAGATATGAAAAACTTATATTCAAAAAATGAATTTTTGACTATTCACAAAGATGGTGAGATATTAAACGAAAATTTTATTGGTAAAATGTTCAAAGGATTATTGAATAGTGTAATAAAACTTGCTAATAAAGTCAAAGGTTCTAAAGAAATAAATGCTGTTTATGATAAGTATAAAAAAAATATAGATACGACATTTGCAAAAGTTGCAAATGTCGGTGCTGCTGAAACTGTATCTAATGTTGCGCCAAGTACGCCGATAACTACTCCTGCATCTGGCACAACACAAAATTCTAGTTTTAATTTTGTTGGTAATAAATTAAATGAAGCTACAGCAACAGCAAATCCTGCAACAACACCACCAGTTGAAACAGCAGATCAAAAAAAGCAAAATACTACAGAGCAAAAAAATCTTGTAAATTTAACGCCAGAGAAAATTGCAAAAGTTGCAAAATTAACTGAGGACCAAATAGAGAAATTAAGAACTCAATTTAATGGTGAAATAGATGCAATTGTAAAAAGATTGTCAAAAAATCCTGATTATTCATCAGATAAATTGACTGCATATTCAACTGTTATGAAAAATCAATTTAATACATATGTATTTGATCAATGGTGGGGAATTTATCAAAAAGCTGGCGATCAGAAGAAATTGACTGAACTTACAAAAACAAAAAAAGAAAATGAATTGAAATTTAAACAAGCTGTTGATGCGTTAAATACAAAATTGGGTGAAAAATCTACACAAGTAACAGTAACATCTGGCACTAAATATAAATATGATAGTACAACACAAGGAAAAGAAATTGAAGTGACAGTTTTAGGTAAAGCAATAGGTCAAGATGAAAATGGTGCTCCTGATACTACAAAACCAGAGCATAAAGGTATGTGGAAAGTTAAAAGTGATAAGGGTGAATTTTGGGTAGCGCCATCTGCTCTTAAAGCTGAAGTAAAAACTCCAGTTGCTGGAACGACTGTTTCGGCTATTAAGAAAGAAGATATTAAAGCTAATAATACATATTCGTTTAAAAATAAAGAAGGTAAAGCTGTTATTGCTACAGTTAAAGCTAATAAAGATGGAAAAGTTGTTAGTGATGACGGAAAACTAGTTTTTGTAACTACTGTTGCTAAACCTGGCGTTCATCCTATTGGTATTAATATATTAAATCCGATAAAATAATTTTTATGAATAATTTAACATCATATAATGAATTTTTAACAGAAGGAACAATATCTTCTTCAGTATCCACTTTTTTGAAAGCTCAATATAATAATATATTTAATAATCCAAATCAAAATTTAAATAATTTATTTACTGATTTTACAAAAAAAGTAGATACTGAGAAAAATGTTGCAAATTTATATGAAAGATATATTAGATCTAGTCAAACTACAATGCAAAATGAAATAAATAGTGCGGAAACTATTGATGTAGTTAATAAATTATTATCAGATGAAATAAAATATTTTTATTTTTCTCTTAAACCTATTGTTAATAAACTTCAGAATGCTGAATTTACAATGGAAAAAATATTTGAAAGATCAAAAGATAAAAGATTAATGAAATTAATGAGTTATCCAGAAGATCAATTTGCAAATTCTATACAAGAATATATAAATTTAATTTTACCAGAAATTAAAAAATCTGCAGGATTAGATAGCCCTCAAACAACTACACAAGCAGTTCCACAGCAATCTACACCTCAAACAACAACAGAAGGTATAATGTATAATATTTATAAGATATTAGAAGCTGATGCTCCGAATCAAGCAACTACAATTAATACCGCTGCTGATTTGTTAAGTTATAAAAAAAGTGCAATTCAATGGGTTAACATGTCATTATTTGAGTTATTAAAGTCTAAATTTCAATTATTAAATCAATTAGGTGCCAGCACAAGCAATAGTGTTGATCAACTCTCAAAACAGATGAAAGGCACAAACAATGATAATGCTAAGAAAATGATTCTTAATAAAATTATGAATATGAATAAAGAAGAATTACAAAACTTGGCAACATCAATAGGATTAAAAACAGAAGAATTAGGTCAATTGTAAAAATTATAAAAACATGGAAATACAAAAATTTGAAGCATATACGTATAAAGGACCAACTTTGTTAAAATTAACAAGAAAAGAGGTTATTGAACAACTTATAGATAATCTAACTAATGGTAATTTTGGTGGTTATGAATGTAATGGCTCGTCTTATAATATAAATGAAGAGTGGGTGATGTTATATCTTGATAAAATAGTTGATGGTAAGAGTGTTGATTATAAAGCATTAAAACTAGATTTTTCGGATATGGGCATAGAGATTGGAAAAACTACTTGGGATGACAAAACTGAAGAAGATGGATTTATACCAGAAATAAATTTAGACACAGATTCTATTAAAAAAATGAAATCATATAAAACCACTTTGAATAAATTTAATATTTAAAATTTTTTATTTCAATTTTATTATTATCTTTGTATTTAAATCAAATTAACCAATGAGTCTTAAAATAGAACAAATAGAACATCTTAATGGTCGTAAATCACATTCTCGTAAAGAATGGAAAAGACAACGTAATCGTAAGATTCGTAGAGTTAAACAAGATGATGTTCCTCATATAAAATATAATGGCTGGGAATATTAAAAATTAATATATTAAAATGAAAATATCAAATTTTAAATCTTTTTTTAAGAAAAAATTTAATGTTGAAAATTTTAATGATTGGTTCAAAACTATTTATTCTGGATATACAGGATATCCTGGTGCGCCTGGAATATTTTTAAGAACTGATAAACTTGGTAATAATATGATTGAAGATTGGTTCAAATATTTAAATGTTGAATATTCATATGAAGATACTATGAAAATGAACGAATTAGTTAGATTAAATTGGAGATCCCAATATTAAAAGTAATATAAAAATAAAAAATAAATGATTAAAAAAGGAGACTACGTTGTAGTTGATCTTGATGAATTTGACAAAGTAAAAGAATTTGGAAATTATAACGAGATTATTGAAAGAACAAAAAATGGAATGACAGCAGTTGTTATATCATACAATTATAAAAGATGGTATACAACTATAAAATTTGAGGATGGATTTTTGTGTGGAATTTACGAATCAGCTTTAAAAATAATATAATTTATGAAAAGAGGAATATTTATACTAGAAACTTGTGACGAAGGATCATTTGGTCTTTTATATGATTATGATTTGTTGCCAGTACCTGTTATGTCTGTTGTTAATATTGCTTTGAGTGATGATGATCAAAGTGTAGAGTGTGACATCTATGAACAAGGTTTACAATTTTTAATGGAATATGAAAGAAAAAATAAATTAGATTTAAAAATTAAAAAAGGTGAGGTTATTGAATATATTGGTGATGTGCAACTTTATCACAATAATTAATAAACTTTTTAAGTTATTCATTATATACTAAAAACAGAAAAAAACGACTTTTTTTAATAAATATATAAAATATATTTTTTTATTCGGAAAAAGTCTTTATCTTTGTAGAGAAATTAAGAAATAATAAAACAAAATAAGAAATAAATAGAAATAATGAAAAATTTTAGGACAAATACAGCGACAGTGGCAACGACAACTGCTCCCGTAGGAGGCAGACCAGTCAGACTACGCTCGGATGTATTATACCTAATCTAAATAATATAGATTAACTAGAATATAAAAAATCCGAGAGTTTCAAAATTTTCGGATTTTTTTGTTTAATAAAAAAAACGGGTATGAGGTGTAACTTGGTTGCATCCAAAATTTGGGATTTTGGGGAGACGTTCAAATCGTACATACCCGACGAGTAGGAGACTGTTAGAATTTCATAGTACCGATAGAGAGGAAGCGTAGAAATTCATTTATCTGGGTGTATTGCAGATGGTTATACTACGGTGTTCTGGAAACATCGGTCCGTGGGTTCGAATCCCACCACTCAGACAGCAGCATATTAGACAGTTGAATATGTGTATCGAAACTGTGAAAAGTTTTAGTTAATCGACTGCGACAGGTGTGGATAGACACACATTATATTGGTCCTGTAATGGCTACGCCTTCTAAGCGAGATGTGCATAACGGAAATGAAAATGAGGGTTCGAATCCCTTCTGGATCACAATAAAGAGTTATTTGACATATTTAAGATTTAGAATAAAGTGAAGATGTGAATCTTCACAAATGGGGGCGCATGTTCCAAGGCTAAGGCGATGAACACTTGCAATGTTCGTGAGGGGATTTCGATTATCCTCGTCTCCACAGGGTTCATAAAATAAACTTTCCACATTTTTATTACTATATAATTAAAAATAAGTATTATAAATGAAAAAGTGTAAAAACGATGAGTGTGAAAATTTAATAGATGATAAAAGAGTGTATTGTTCTCTGAAATGTAGAAATATATATGTTAATAAAAATTTAAGAGATTATAGTAAGGTTAAAGAAATTTTTAAAAATAAAAGTGTTTTGGCTGAAAAAGAATATTTGAAAAATCCTAATATCTGTAAATTTTGTGGTGAAATAATATCCTTTGAAAAAAGATTGTTAAATTCGGACTTTTGTGATCATTCTTGTTCAGCAAAATTTAATAACAAATTAAGAAAGGGTATAAAGCATAATTTAAGTGAAGATGGAAGAAAAAGTTTAATAGAATCTGCTTATAAAAATTTATTAAATTCGGAAAAAATTAAATACGTTAAAGAAAAGGAATTATATTATGAAAATTCTAAATTATGTTTTAATTGTGATTCGGTATTAGAATTTAGATATAGAAATAGAATTTTTTGTAATATAAAATGTAAAAACGAATATCATTCTAAAAATAAAACAGAGTTTGAGTTATATTATGTGTTATCAAAATTTAAATTCAATTTGAAAGATTTTAATACTGAATTTGATTTTACATTGATTGAAAAATTTGGCTGGTATAAGGCTAAAAATAATGGTGATAATGTTGATGGTGTGAGTCGAGATCATATGTTGTCAGTAAAAGGAGGATTTCGAAAATTAATAAATCCATTATTACTTGCACATCCAGCAAATTGTGAATTGATTGTGAATAAGAAAAATCAAAGTAAATCTGATGATTGTTCATTGACAATTGAAGAATTGTTAGAAAAAATAGAAATATTTGAAGATAAATATGGAAAATATTATGAAAAAGATATTAAAACATATATAGATTTGGAAGAATTAAAAGAAATTTATATGGGTTGTGTAGTGTAACCTGCTTAGCACGAAACACTTGCAATGTTTAAGAGGAGTCGAAATCTCACACGATCCACGATGTAGGGTTTTACGATTTTATATTTCCTTGAAACTTTTATAGTTGAGAAAGAAAAATCGAAATGCAATTGTAATTCAGTAGGTAGAATGCATCTGTGGTATAGATGATGTCGTGGGTTCGAATCCCACCGTGTTGCTCTGATAAAGAATACTAACAGCAAATTAAAAAAACTTCTATGGAAAAGAAAAAAAATAGTATTCTGTTCTTAAAAAATAAATCTTGAAGATTACATACAGCAATTCAAAAAAGAAACAAACTTGTAAATTGTAAATTCTAAAAAATGTAATCTGTGATTTAATAATGCGAATGTAGCTCAATTGGTTAGAGTGCCACCTTGCCAAGGTGGAAGTTGTGGGTTCAAGTCCCATTATTCGCTCAGTATTAAGTATTTGCGATAGTCTCCTAGCGGTCGATGGTACCTGCCCTCCAAGCAGGTTAGTGAAAACGCGTCGTGGGTTCGACTCCCACCTATCGCTCTTTTAATGCCCTTATCGCTTAGTTGGTTTTAAAGCGTATGGTTTACATCCATAAGATCCAAGGTTCGACTCCTTGTGGGGGCACATGCACTTATCGCTTAGTTGGTTCAAAGCGTCTGTCCAACACACAGAAGATCCAGGGTTCGACTCCCTGTAAGTGTACAATTGAATAATAAACCTATCAAGTTTATTGTACAAGATTAAGTTTAATATTTTGGCTCTTAAGCATTTAGTGGATGATGTCTGCCGTTGTATCGCAGGGAAATCGGATCGTTACCGAAATGAGCCTCAATTAATTTTTTGCTTCTGTAATTCAACGTAGAATACCGAATTCGTAACTCGGAGAATGTAGGTTCGAGACCTATCAGAAGCTCAAACTTTTTAATTAAAGTATTATATATAAAGTATGAATAAGAGATGGAATAAAGAAAATTTAGAAAATATAATAAAAAATTCGGCAACAAAAATAGAGGTTATTAATAAATTAGAATTAACACATCAAGGCGCAAATTATAGAACTATATTAAAATACGCTAATTTATTTGAAATAGATATTGCACATCTTAATATTAATAAAGATAAGAAGATGGATAATTTTAATAAAAAATGTTTATTAGAAATATTGGTTGAGAATTCTACTTTTGGGACAACATATTTGAAAGAAAGATTATATAATGAAGGAATTAAAGAAAGAAAATGTGAATTGTGTGGTCAAGATGAAAATTGGCAAGGTAAAAAAATGAGTTTAATATTAGATCATATAAATGGTGTTCATGATGATCATAGATTAGATAATTTAAGAATAGTGTGTCCTAATTGTAATGCAACATTAGACACGCATTGTAAAGGAAATAGAATTATTGCACCCATAGCTTTAATTGGTAGAGTGCCTGACTTGTAATCAGGATGTTGGCGGTTCGAGTCCGTCTGGGTGCTCATAAGGTCTTGTAGCTCAATTGGATAGAGCAACAGATTTCTAATCTGTAGGTTATGAGTTCGAGTCTCATCAGGATCACTAACTTACAATATCAATGAATCAGTACATTTATAAGAATAAAATAAACGGGAAATATATAAAAACTATAGATGTTTATGATATGAATTTAGGGTATTCTAATCCACATCATTATGAAATTTATGATATTGAAGATGCCGACCAATATAATTTCAATACAGGGTGGCTTTTTGATAGTGATAAGAATATCCTTTATGAACGAGTTTGTTATCAAGATGAAAAAAAATTAATAAGAAAGAAAAAATTAGCACAAATATTGCAGAAGAAGCTCATTTAGGTCGAGTAGGAGATTTCCAATCTTCAGGCAGCGGGTTCGAATCCCGTCTTCTGCTCAAAAAAAATGGATAGATTACATTTTAAGTTAGTGACCGGGTTAAAGGATCTCATTTCGGTATTTTACAAGTCCGAAGTCCATTTTTTTTACAATATATGCACGGATAGGGAACGCACGGCTGGCGAGCCGCCCGCCGTGCACCACGCACCTGTAATGGCGGAGTTTCCTAAACTCTATGTGCATAACGGAATGAAAAATGTGGGTTCGAATCCCATCTGGTGCCCTTTTCTAAATCTTAGATATTATTTTTTATTTTAATAAATTTTTAATGTATTCAATATTTATTTTTTTTAAATCTGTATATGGCACTCTGATCATTTTTATATTGTTTTCGCCACAATAATTATTTTTAAATTTGTCTATTTTTTGTTGTCTTTCAAGCCTTTTAATACCTCCCCATCTTTTTACTGCTTTAAAATGCTGAAGACCATCATATTCTATAATAGTTTTTACATTATTGTACTCATCATATAACACAAAATCAAAAGATGGTGTACCATTATCTTCAGTTTTTAATCCATTAATAATATGTTGATCATTATAATTTATTTTTAATTTTTTTAATATATCTGATATTAATAATTCACCTTTTGATAAATTGCATTTTGGGCAACCTCTTCTTAATAATTCTCTTGCAGTATTACTTGTCCATAAATTACCGCAAACATTACATTTAACATTCATTTTACTATTACAGGTTTTATATTCTCCTAATATAGATATTCTATCATTGTGTATTTTATTTATTTCATTTAAAAATTTTTCAGGTGATTTTCTTATTTTTACACCTGTATTTTTACATCTACATTTATAGCAACCTGCTGTTCCTGCTATTAAGTTTTTTGCATATGGTTTCCATATATGATCACAAATGTTACATTGAGATTCTATTCTAGTTATAGCATTAATATATTTTCCAATGATATTTATATTATCTCCGTATTTTTTATACACTTTTTTTTTAAAATCTTCAGTAGTTAGATTATATTTAATGGTTTCTTTTGCTTTTTTCTTTCCACACTCAGGACAGCCACTATCACCATTTATTACATATTTTGCGGTAGTTGTCCATTCATGGTTACAAATTAAGCATTTAAATTTACTTTTATTATATGTGCCTAAAAAATCACTTAGGAATATAATATTAGAATTATTTAATAATATTCTTTCTTTTGCTTGATCAGTTGTTATTTTTTTCATAATGTTTTTTATTCTATATATAAATAATAAAAAATCATTTTCTATCATTATCTTATAATCACCTATATATTTATGATTTTAATATTAAATATATATACGTTATGATTAAAGATTATGATGATTATATTTTAGAAAAAATAAATTTTAAAAATATTTTAAATAATAATATTGCAAAGTCAATAATAATTAGTTTATTGTCAATATATTCATTTTCAGAAATTTCCCATATTATTAATACAAGAAATATAGGTGAAAGAGAAAAAATTATATTACATTCTGAATTAAATTCTATAAAAAAAAATAATAAATTAAGATTATCACAAGAGGGTTGGGATCATATAAGAAATGAGGAAAAATTTAGTGCGAAGGCGTATGATTTACATGATGGTAGAATAACAATAGGATTTGGCCATAGTGAGCCTATAAATGATTCAAATTATAAAATAGGTCAAAAAATTTCAAGAAAAAAAGCAAATGAATTATTTATTATTGATATAAATTATGCTGCAGATGGAGTTAGACGAATTTTTGATGAATGGAGAGATCAAAATATAAATATTAAATTATCACAAAGACAATATAACGTATTAATCTCACTTGCATTTAATATGGGTATTGATGGTTTGAGAAAATCTGAATTTATTCAAAAAATAAAACAAAATGAATTAGATAAAGCCGCCAAAATAATATTAAAAACTGGTATTAGTGATAATTTCCCTGGTTTAAAAGAGAGAAGATTAGCTGAATATAAAATGTTTATATCATAAATTATATTTGTCTCTTGCTATTTCTTCTGGTGTTGCTTTATCAAATTCATTCGTATATAAAGTGTAACAATATTCAAAATCATTTTTCCATGCCCATTTCTTTTTAG